ATATTAAGCGTATCAATAACATGCGTAAACGCATGAGTAATGCTATCGGAACGGCTAAGGATTCAACTGACAGACGACAACTCATAAAGATGAAGGCCGGGTTTGATGAGTTTTTAGATAATGCAGTTAAAAATGCACTCTTTGAAGGTGACGAACAAGCACTTGCCTCATTAAGATCGTCTAATGCGTTATTTAGCGAATATGCAAGGAAATTCAGACCTCAACCCATAAGGACACGCGGAGGCAGAACAGTCGCAGATAAACCCGGTGAGTTTATTGATCGTATAGTGGCTGATAATCCAACAGACGTTCAAGTCATGAACACATTATTTGGTGCCGCGAATAACTTTGGAAATAAGGCAGGTAAGTTTTTTGCTCAACGATTTAAAAAGATACTAGGAGAAGACTCCCAAGAATGGAATGCTATCAAGCAATCAGCCTTTTTAAGATTCGTAAAGACTGATGCAGATGGAACCATAAAAGGTTTGCAATCTACCAAAGCAATAGACAGAGCAATAAATGATAATCCTGAACTTATCAGAGAGATTTTTAACGCGAGAGAGATTGGATTATTTAGACGTTTTTTTGAACAAGCCAGGCGCACACAGCCTGAAATTATAAGAGCCAGGGAAAACCCATCGGGCACTGCTGGGAAGCTCATCCAGTCATTTATGGATACCATTGCAAGAATGGGGCAAGTTTTTGGTGTTGCAACAGGCAGCCCATTAACTGTGATAGGGGCTAAAGGGGTACAGTTAGGTCAGTCGTTTAGAGCAACCGCAAGAGCTAAAAGGTCGTTCCGTCCATTCTCTAAAGTGAGAGATACAAGACCAGCATTAACAGCCGCAGGGACATCTGGCGCACTTTCAGCGGGCAATCAAATCCAATAGCCTTTCTTGATTCTTATATAAATTGCAATAGAAAGTAGAATCACAATAGGAAGACTTAACCCCCACAGTCCAAACGCTTGATACAGTCCGTATAAAATAGCGAGCGCAATAATAGACCGCAGGGTTGGTCGCTCGATAAAGTCTAAAAGTTTTATTAAAAGTTTTCTAAACATATCACGGCTTCTTTTTATTAACAGTACATTAACTATGGTTATTAAATAATGGCTTTTACTCCTATCGCATTAACAGTACCACAATACTCAGCAGGCAATCCAGCCTTGCCCGCGTCTGGATGGGTATTGAAAGCCTACAAAGCCGGTACCACGACTGTACTGCAAATGGCCACAGATAGCACGGGTTTAACATTAGTCAATGATATCGTTTTAAACGCGGAAGGTGAGCCGGAAGTCACCTCGAATGTTGTTATCCCTCATATTAACGAATCCTTCAAACTTGCATTATACCCCACACAAGCCGCCGCTGATGCCAACACAGGGGCAAGATGGAATCCTGATAATCTCACCGCGACAGGCATTTCTGCGAGTATTGTTGATACCCTTGCTACCCTCCCACTTTTAAGGGCTTTTACCGGAACTGCCACATCTATAATTCTACAAGGCAGTGTCACAGCCGGGGATGGGCAAGGGGCGTTATATCGTCTTGTCACAGGTTCACCGCCTGCGACGTTTGTCGATGATGGTGCCGGGACAATTGTTCCCACGGGCGGCGATGGGTCAAGTGCGTGGCTTTCTGTTGCTCAGATTATTTATGATTCCAACAGAAATGAAGTCTTAAAATTTGGGGCAACGGCCGCCGCAGTCAATGAACTCACTATCACAAATGCAGCAACAGCGAATAATCCATCAATAGGAGGCACTGGCACCGATACCAATATAGGAACAGACATTGTATTAAAAGGCACAGGCAAATTTAATTCCCCCAATATACGTCTTACAGACACAGGCGATGTGAGTTTATCTTCCACTGCACATGCATTTCAAATAGGGTTAAGCACTGGATTAAATATTGGCGCAGATGCCAATGAAATTATGGCGAGAAATAATGGAGCCATATCTGTGCTTGGTCTAAATAACGATGGTGGCGATGTTAATATGCGCAGTGCAGCGCAAGGACTTACTTTTACAGATACTGAAATTAAAGTCGCAAGTCCCTCCGCTGACAGACCCTTTACCTTAACCCCTAAAGGCGCCGCCGGGTTAAGGGTCAATGATGGCAGTAGCTTAAGAACTTTTGTGACAAGTCCCGGCGTAGCAAGCGCTGTCAATTGGCTAACCTTTACAAATTCTGCAACAGGGAATGGACCCATTATCGGTTCAGACGGGGAAGCAAATGTTGATATAAATATAACGCCAAATGGCACAGGGAAAGTTGTTATTACTGCTGCATTAGATTGTGGAGTACTCACATCCACAGGCATAGATGATAATGCAACTATTATAGCGATGACTATAGATTCTGCTGAAAGAGTTTTAATTAACAAAACAGTTAATGATCCAAATGTGAAAGGCGTTGAACTAGGAGGTATATCAGGAAACGGTGGCGTTATTACCACGTCTGACGGTAGTTTTCCGCTCGTCGTCAATAGACTCACCGACGATGGAGCATTGACTCAATATCGACAAGATAATGTTACCGAAGGAATTGTTTCTGTTTCCGGTACCACAGTCACGTATGGTGCGTTTTGTGGCGCGCATTGGTCACAACTTTTCGATCTCTCTAATCCTGATATTCCTAAAGGCACAGTTGTGTCAACCATTGATGAAATGTGTGAATGGTATGCAGAGGAGTGGAAGGAAGAGAATGAAAACGGCGAAATAATAAAACATTACGAAAATGTACCAAAAACCAACATCTCTAATCCTGATGCAAATGGCGATAGAACAGACAGACGAAAAGGGACTGTGTTAAGCGAGGTAAATGGAGTCAAGCAAATCAGGGAAGACAATGACCAACTTGTAAAATTTAAAATATCCGATGTTCCGGGAGATAAGCGCGTCTATGGTATTTTCGGTAATTGGGAAGAAGATGGTGACGCAAATATCCATTCCCTTGGCGCAACAGTCGCTAGAGTCACAGGCCCGTGTCATGGCGGCGATCTTTTAGAAAGCGCAGGAGATGGTACAGCCAGAGTACAAACAGATGACTTGATTCGTTCGAGTACGCTTGGCAAAGTGAATCTCGGTTTTCCAAACGCAGCACAAACCGATGAAAATTTAGTTCCAGTTTCTTTGTATCCTGGCTAAATATCTACCATGTCTTTCTGTATTTGATCCATAGCGGCTGTAGTCCTTTGTTGTCGTCTGTTTTATCAGAAAGACTGCTAATGTGCTGGATGGAAGTACAGATTTCTTTTACAAAAATCCCACAATAGCCTATCTCAAGACTACCAAGGGGTTCTTTGTAACCTATCTCTGAATGTTCGGTTTCATGAGTCCCCCCAATACGCATACCCAGTCCGATTTCAGCGTAGAACTCGCCTGCGTTGGCGTAGATAGGAATAAGTAATATAAGTAATAATTTTTTCATGATGGAAATCCTCAAGTATGAAAAACGGTACGACGATTAGATGGGCCATAGGCATATCAATTACGATCTTAGTTTTATTTACTTATGTCATCACTGCATCCGTTACGGCACAAAATAACATTACACAACTGCAAACAAAAGATGTTGAATTGAAAAAGGTTGTTGACGCTCATAATGATAGGATATTAAGAATAGAAATAGAAGCCGGACGGGCAGACGAACGACAACTTTCCATTATGAAATCTCTTGGTGAGATTGAAGAGTTTATAAGGACAGGAAGATGATAGGCGCAATCATGCAAGGGCTCAGTCTTATTGGTAATTTAGGCGGTAAGTTAATCGAGGACAAAGACAAGCGAACGGAGTATGCCTTTAAGACTCAAGAACTCGCCTTTCGCGCCATGGAGGTGATGTTAAACACCAAGACGGTTCCCTGGGTCGACGCCACTATAAAGTTAATGTATGCTTGCAAAACATTCATACGCCCTGTTGGCTCAACGGTCATGGCGGGCTTTGCCGCGTATTGTGCAGTGAAACAAATACCCTTGCCTGAGTATGTTCAGGTAATGTTATACGGTGCCCCTGTCGCTTGGGGTGCTTCACGACACGCAGAAAAGAAGCGTAAACCGGAGGATTGGGAATGACTGAATTATCACTGCTATGAAATATCTACATCAAAAACAAGCATCTTCTCTTCGCCAAAAGTATAACATTTAACGCTTTTTATATCCTGAAATTGAAATTCCCACATTGCGAAAAGTGGGATATCATCTGGATAATTCTGTAAGCATTTTTTCATATCGCCTACTAACATTCTTCGACCACACCCTAAATACATTAAGTTAGGTCTTATTGCATCCGGTGGCGACTTATCCGTTGTTGGCGCTATTGATTCTATTACCTTTCCCAATAAAATGCTGGGCCGTTGATTTGCTTTCATTCTTTTCCCTCATTCAATATTTTTTTATAAATCTCCTCTCTATGGACAGGGATCTTTTTGGGTGCATCAATACCAATGCGCACCTGATTACCATCGACATGTAAAATTTTAACCACCACATCATCGCCTATCATTAGCGCCTCTCCGGCACGTCTAGTCAGTATTAACATGTTATCTCCTTAATTTAGTGCCAGTCTATTCGGCAAACTCCCACCGGCTAGGAGCTCGTATCAACATCCCAGAAGAGATGTCCCTTGCCTTATTTCTTTTTAGGTGCTCTCAGCCGGACCCTCATATTCATTAAAGACAATATCTTCGGTTATATAGATCTTATCTATTTCTTCTTTATCTTCTAAAGATATTTCTACAGGTATCATCCCAAAATGTCTTAATCTTAAAACCTTTCCATCTGTGGCACACCAAATCGTTAAGTTTTTAAATATCAAACTTATATATTTCCACTCAATATCATCATCATCTACCATTTTATTATTCATTTTCATTTCTCCTTTTTGACCTCGAAAACGGACTATTTAAAGCTAGTTCTACTATTTTTATTCTGCACCAATCTGATAAACTACGATTATCAGCCGCCGCAAAATTCTGAAGTAACTTTTTTTCCTCTTCCGTTACTTTTATATGGATTGATTCAGTTCTACGTTCCATATCACTATAATAGCATAGTATCACATATTATATAATACTTTGTAGTTCTATCAATCAGTGTCTAATATCCTGTCTAATCTAATTATAAGTTGTTGATTTTATTGACACTCGAATTTATAAAGTATTAGACAATAATTGCTTAAGTGTATGATTATTAACACAATCATTTCGGATTGTGATTCCGGCCGTCGTGGGTTCGAGTCCCATCGTTCACCCCATCTACAGCGGGTTTGCGGGTTAGCAGATACTAACCATTGTCTAAAATATTACGGATTGTCTAATATTTTTGGAGATATCGGCGTCACTTGAGTCGGTTTGCGGCGATAATGCCGCTCTCTAACCCTGGTGTCTTGGTGTCCTAAGATCTCGCCTGTTACGTGGTCTGAGCCTGTCTTACCACGGATATCCCTCCACTGATAACTTTCAATTCCTTTGTCCTTAACGGCCTTATCTATCAGCCTTCTCCATATTGACTGAAATCCGCTTGATGAGTACTTTTGTCCTTGCCGGGTACATATCAAATGAATACCGCTAATATCCCCTCTCAATGATTTAGCCTCTTGTACAAACTTTTCTAAAAGAGGTGTCCATTCAAATAGCAATACTTTGCCTGTTTTTTGCGATTTAACCATAAGCCCCTCATCTGTGCAGTCTTGGCGGCGAAGATCTAGGATGTCTCGTTGTCTGAGTCCTGTCACCAATGCTAGTCCCATGGCTATTTTCATAAACGGAGAGGCCAGGTTATACACAATCATAAATTCCTCATCTGTGACATAGCGATCCCTTGGCTTTTCAGGATTGGCCTGGACAAGTCTGCAAGGGTTTGTCGTTGTCGCCCCCCATCGGATGGCCTTAGTAAAGACATGTGATAATAGGGATTTCTCACGATTCGCCCTCACAGGCGGTCTAGTGTCCATATAGGCGTATATATCTTGGGGTTCTATGTCATCAGGGGGCATGTGGCCAAAGACGGATTTAAGCAAGCCAATCTCTATCAGGTTATCTAGCTGTGTCCGTGGGGCCTTAGTCGGGATTATGTCTGTCAGATAGCGATCCATAATCTGCCCCATGGTAGTGAGGGGGAATGGTCGCGTGTTTAAATCAGCATATTTGATTAAAGCAACTTGGTAATCTTTGCCTAATGGATGCCAAACGCTTGTTTTATCAACAAAATAATAAGCGCTATGCTTAAAATACATCCTTGCCGGCAGGTCATGGCGGATTTTTCTTCTTCTCCCCATACTCATAATCTATTCCTTTTTTCGGATAGCGTCTAGATTCGGCATGGTTTTCTGGCGTGTTTTTTCGTTTTCAAAGACACAGCGCGGGACTCTTGGATATCCATCAGCGGCGACAAAGAAGCGGATACCGTATGTCTTTAGCTGTTTAATCATCTTACTTGGCCACTGATAGCCGGTAAGCTCTGTTAATTCTTCGTTATTAAGAAAGAGAGTCATAGGGCTTCTTGTCGATTAAGGGATTTCATTATCCATTACGCTATTAAAGGCGAGCACCATCGCTCGAATACATTTATCATTATCTTGTAACCATTGCCCCCATTCTTGCTTGCATTTAGGGCAAAGTTCACCATTACCGGGAGCTGTATGGCCAGTCATTATATAAAATGCCTCTGCTTTAACTTTATAGATGTCATTCTTGTTCATCAAACCCTCCCAACGCACACACCTGCTGTGCGGCAAAGAGTCTTTGTTCAGGCGTTGTCATAGATACACTAATGATTCTAGTTGCTCAATAACCGCCAGGACTTCTTTGGTACGACCTTCACGTATCAAAACTATAGGTTTTTCATTATTTAGAAGCTTATGGGGCAAGAAAAGCCATTGCTGAATTTCGTCTGGCGTGTAGAAAGCTGCTAATCTATTTTTAACCTCATCTATTTCTCTTAGCTTACGACAATTGTTTTTAAATTTCCTATCAAGAAACCAAATGCGGGTTTGCGCTATATTCTCTATCCAGGCATACACATTCTGTATAGGGCGCATAATATCTGTTTGGTAAGTGAGATAAACAGATACCCAAAAAGGGTGTTCATGGCTATACCTCCACCATTTCCAACTAGTAATTATCCAATAGCGTCTTTGTTCAGTCATCAATGCTTACTCAACTATAGTATTAGAAAATATATAGATTAATGAAAGCGAAATTGCTGCAAAAACTATTGAAAGATAATAAATTGTAGCTATTACAATTCCTATTAATAATGTAACTAATATGAACATAGCTTGCCAAAGAGTAATTAAAAAATCTATCGTATGCATGTAGTAGGTTTTAGGCACGTCAAAGCCCCTGAACATCTTCGCGTGGAAACCCCACCGCTCTAATAGATGTATCCCCAGCGGATAGCTGGTCGTAGCAACGCTGGGTACACAAGTACACAAAATCCTCGGATTCTTCCCATACCAGCCGGTCGAGTATCTTCCCACCGAATGCTACAACACTAACGGATTTTCCACGGTTTTCTTTAGTGTAAGCCAAGATAGGGCCGCGAGAGACGATTGGCACACCTGTACCGTCGAACTCACCGCTCTCCCTGAAAAAATAATACTCAATACCATCAACTGTTATTGTTGAGTACCTTGGGGAGAGGGTGAGGGAGATTGTATTGCCTGTTTCGCTATCCCTATATAGGAATGGCTGTATTACGGCTATGTTGTGTTTGATAGAGAAATCACTGAAGTTCATTTTTTATCCTTCCTCTCTATATACTCGTCATAATGTTTATCACAAAAATATTTGGTGATCGGCATCTCTATCGGCGGCGATGTTTGACCCACTGTTACTTCATGTGTAAAGTCTTCGTCACATTCTTCACATACAGGGTGCATTATTTATCCTTCCTCTTTAAGCTGGCTCTTAACATGCGCCAGGGGATTTTGAAATTAATATGTACTTCGCCGTAATCGTCCTCATGGTCATAATATATATGTATTCCATATGCTTCTTCGTAATACCATGCATTGGAATTTATCTGTTTAGGCTCTAAGCTCAAATGTTTTTTAGCCATCATCAATCTCTCCATTGCACCTGGGACATAACAATGCTTTATGTGCATCGTCTTCGCCTGCCGTGTAAGCACCCCCTTCTACGGGTATCACGTCCACTTTGCAGTGAGAGCATTGGACGGGCTTTTTAGATAATCCAAACATATCCCAAAATTTAAAGCGGTTGATGGACATTATGCGGCCTCTTTCCTGTTGATTAATATATCGCTTTGTTTGTCGAGATCTCTGCAAAATCTTATCAGCGCCAGTCTTAGTGTTTCTAGATCCTCCTCTACATCTTTCGCATACGTCCTAACAACGAATTTGTCCATATCCGGGTCATAACTTATAAAGTCCCACCAGTCACGGCCTGTGACTAACAATGACCCAAGCACCTGTAATCTGTGTTTTGTTGGCAGTTTATTCGCGAGCTGGTATCCAACATGCACGCCAGGTGATGGACATTTTATCTCGGTTCCGCCGTCCTCATTAATTAACGAATCAGGGCTACATCCATAGCGCTTGGAATCGTGCAAACAGAATCCGACTTGCTGAGGGTTACAGTCGTATTTAAAACCATACCAGTCACGCGCTTCCTCCTCAACTTCGTGACCTCTTTTCATCCAATCTGATTGGAACCCATCGTCCGGTTTTCTTCTAATTTGTTCTGCTAATAATTTATTACGGTATGTCGTTGCAGACTTTGAATAGTCTAATTTTGCCGGTGTGATAATATAGTCGAAGTTCGACGCTGACGGAATTCCAAGCTTGGCATTCCACCATTCATCTGTGCCTTGGATACAATCAACTATCAACACTTTCTTTTGCCCTCAAGCTCTTTGACTGCGCGGTCGTACTTAAAGATTGGCAGGTCTTCTAGTTTTCCAATTTTCAAGAATTTTAGGAATCCTTCCTTATTGACCCTTTCTCCTAACTCATCAAGCAAGGCAGCAAGGTTAGCGGCTTGGTCTTTCGTTATCGTTGGCACAGGGGGGTTGCCATCATTATCGGTATCGGCAGAGGATAATCCAAGCGCTGAAATTAGTGTGTATCTTTGTAAATACGTAACTGTGGAGCCTCTTGCCTGAATTGGATTTTTGCTACCTGTATCATCTATCCCGCCAGGCAGATAGGTGCGCTCACTATGCCCATTAACGTGCGTTACAATACAAGTAATTTTAATTAAATTATCTAATTCCTCCTGCTCCCACCGGAACGACAATCCGCATTGTTTTAGCGACGACTTTATTTGGGATATAATACTAGGAAGCGTGGCGTACCAATATTCTGTTGTTCCTTTGCTTGTTTGGTAGCTAACTTTTTTTGTTTTTTTAAGCTCAGGACAAATAGACTGGAATTCTGTCAATGCCTCAAAAAAAGCTGACTTTGCTTGCTTTGCCTCCCATCGCTCTTGTAGTTCCATTAAGCGTTCCAACTTTTCAATATCCAGATCTTTGGATATTGCGAGGGCCAATAGTTGCGCAGGCGTTTGTGTCGCAGGTAAAAAAGTAGTATCCAACTCACTCGCTTGAGGGTCAGGCAGTGTGATTGGTAACCCAGATTGTTCACTCATTTCCTTTCTCCACATCTTCAGTTGCTTGCTCTCCCGCCAAAAACATCATTCGAATGTACAGTTGACGGCCAAGTTCAGTAAAATCTTCAGTTCTAAATGCCTTGACAAAGTTTTCTTTATAGTCCCACGGTTCAAAATCCATCACGTTATCGTGAATCAATGTAACAGGATCGGCTAATAATTCAGCCACTCGCTGTTCGATATCAGCTTGATACTTGTCACATTCAATATCATGTTCCTCTTGCTCCCGGAGGTGATTGGGTGTTGCCATGGGTTTATTCATGATTGTTTCCTGTTTCTTTAGTATGCATGGTCATTTTTCCGTCTATGCTGAATAGGCTCATAAGTGATCATTTGTTTTACAGCAAACACACATGGACATTCTGGACATGAGATGTGCCCAATTGCATCACCGTTATCATGAATATGCAAAACTAATATTTCATCCATATCTGATTGACGAATTCTATGATCACAGTTAGGACAGTTCATAGCCGTTATCGTTAAGCACTCTTTCAATGAGTCTAGCCGCATGGGTATACGCATAAATTTTCCCGGCATAATTATCCCATCGGAACGCCTTGAGATCCTCCCAACTTTCTGCTTCTTCCAGCATTAAGTTATACAAATCTGCCAGTCTATTAGCTTCTGCTTGGTTCATATCTAATGTTCCATTTTTGGATAGCAATCTTTTTTCTTTTTTCAATTTCATGGACAGCATAATCTTCAACTAAGATAGAAGCGCCACAAAAACAACGCACACCAATTTTGTCGGATGATTCACCATGCCCCACAATCTTTCTGTCTCCATGAAATAATTTCGGCTTCGCTCCGCAAAACGGACAAGGCAATAATTCATCTGTATCGTTCATTTCTTTGGATCTCCTTTTGCTTCATTCAACATATCAGCCAAGCTTCTTTCAATCTGATATCGCAATGCAGGCAATCTGCCTATTTTAATCAGTTCACGTGTTAGGCAATTGGGGCGTCTAGGTTCTGGCCTGCGTCGTTCGGGGAAGGGAATGACTTTATTCATTGCTATCTTCCTTAGAAACGTGTTCGTTTTTATCTAATTGGCTTCGTTCAAATGCTCTTAACATTTCATCTGCTGACACATCGTCCATTCCACGATCTAAACCTGCTGCGCAAATACAAGGGATACAGTTTTTCTGGATACCGCTATAACGCTCATACCCTAAATGTCCATTGCGGTTCACTGCAATGTGCCAAATCAATTCTAGTGCCGCACGCATTTTGCGTTCAGATTCAGTCATTTCACACACTTCGGGCATTTCACTTCGTTGATAACGCGCCAGCCTTTTTCGCGTGCCATTTTTGCTAAAATGGCTCCTAACTCATGGTCATAGCGATTTTTTACAGAGAGACTGTTCCCGCACTTGCACTCAAGTACTCTGACAGCTTCCGACATCTCTTCCAATTGTTGTTCAACTCCCATCCTTCAATTCCTCTGGATCGTCTTTACCGTAGAGGGCGGTACGAAGGTCATCCCACATATGGTTGTTTTGCCATGCATAAGCTCTATCTTTATACAACGCCTTAGCGGCTTGTTCTATTTGTTCAAGATGGTTTACATACTCGTCACGGGCATCCCAGACATATGCACATGCTAGATAATCTAGTCGGTCTCCTGGGCTATCGACTGTTTTGAACCACTCTTCAAATGGTTGTGGTTTCATGACTTCTTAATATTCCCTAAACTATTCTCTATAATCAGTACAAGCGCCTCCTTGCACACGCCGCCGTTATTGGATTCATCCGTAGGCTTCCCGCCTTTAAATTCAATACGCTGACATGGGTTATTAGAAATATCGCCTGCCTTAAAAATATCTTCTGCAATTTTTTCAGCAAGACTAAATGTTTGTGGTTTCATACCGTCACCGGCTCCTTAATTAACCGCTTATGGCTTGGCGGAGGTTCATGGGGTTATCTCATAACTTAGCTAAGGCATTAGCGGCGGCACCTAACCCATTGTCTCTGTCATATTTGCCTGGCCATAATTCATCACTATCAAGATCGATTTTCATCACCCTACCTTTTAAATAATCAAAATAGGTCTGTCCTTTGTCTAAAAATTCTTGTGCTTCTTCGATAGTCATGGGCTTAAGAGCATAGTGAAGATGCCCTAAACCTTGCGGCTTGGTATTGTTGTAGAGCGCTGCTAATACTTCCGCTTTATTCATGTTTGAAATATTAATAGTTTCCATATCTCTCTCCTATAAGGTGGCTTTTAATCTTTCTAGCTCTTCTTGATATTGCTTGAGAACTTGTTTCAACGGACGCTGCATGGCTCCCACTAATTGCTCTCCATCTTTCCATACAGCATATAAAGTTATACCTTCCATTGCCCCCTCCAAAAATCCAATACGGTGCAGTAAATGTTCCCTGTCTGTTTTGTCAGTCCAAAAAGGGTCTCGTCCTATCCCGCTCATCTCTTTCTCCTATAAAGGGCGGCTACAGGCCAGGCGTTACTCTGGCTACACGGTTGACATCTCAGAACCGTACCACTTTATTAGCGGGTGTCTATTAAGCCGAACATCCCGGCTCCACACCGCTGTAGCCATAAAAGGGTGGCCGCTGGTTGCTATCCAATTGATTTACTGGCCGCAACAGCAGCAGCAGGGCCAACAGCGCTGCGTTTTTCTGCCATAATCTTTGAATAATAGTCGCCCGTGTCTCCCTGAAATAAAGGTTCGCCCACTGGGGCACCTCTCCACAGACTTAACAACTGTTCGTAGCTTGCGTTGTCGATCCAATCTTTTTGCGATTCATTCATTGAAATTCCTCCTATAGGGTGGCCGCTGGTTGCTATGGGTCGGAGAACAGCATTGCCCATAAACTGTAGTGCAACCAGCAGCCATTGTGGTGTTCACTGGGGTGACTTCCTATTTTTTATGACCTCTTTAACTGCTTTTCTAATTTTCCACAGAGGAATGCTTCCTTTTTTAGCCGGGCGGCGTATTTTCCTTGTGGGGGGAGTTTTGGTGTTCATGGGGATAGTATGGGAAATAAAGTCCTATTTGTCAAGAATTATTTTCCTATTTGGACGAAAATAAATCCCAATTATGTGATAGGCGTCAAAGAATATATGGCGTGAGGGCTATTTAGAAGACTTCTCAGCCCGTTTAGCTAAAAGGGCTAATGCATATAACTCAATATGGTCTATGTCCTCAGCAGACAAGTCGTTCATGATGAGGGCGATATCAATAGGGCGCTGCTTGAGTTTTTCCAACTCAGCGTGACCATAAAGTAAATAGGCCGGAGTTTGATCCAAAACCTTGGCCAAAATACTGATTCTCCGTGGTTGTTGTGTGAGTCCGTTTTCGATTTTTCGAATCGCGTCTACAGTATAGCCAGTTTTTTCAGCGAGATCTTCTCGGCTCATTTCTCCTCTTTGTCCGGACCCTGTTAAGGCTTTTCTGCATGATTTAACGCGCTGGCCTAGCCCCGTAAGTGATTGTTTTTTATCCATTGTCTTAATAAATTTAAGGGTTTAATCGTGGAAAATAGTATAGGTATTTTTTTTCTTGTTCAACGGAACAATTTTATTGACAAATAGGATTATATTTCCCATAATATACGTGATGCGTAAGAATCGTAAATTTGCAGCAATCAACGCCATTAACGCGGCCGGCGGAGCCACTGTATTGGCTGGCGAACTCAATGAGTTGCTTGACCCGGAAACCCCTATTAAAGCGACGCGGGTACAGAAATGGAAAGTCACTGGGATTCCTCCGCATTTTGTTATCCCTGTCGAAAAAATTACGCAAGTGTCACGGCATAAACTTCATCCAGAGCTTTACCCGGACGCCGCATGATTCTATACCCCCATAGGCACCCCCCACGGGCCTATGGGTTTTGTCCTCGTCGCATCACACCCCCCAAGGTAGCGGCGAGGACCTTTTTAATTCAAACAATTATCTAAGGTAAGACATACCTATGCACTCAGTTTTTTTACGTCTGGATTATTTGCTCTTGTCTTCAATTGTTTTTTATCGGTTGCTCTTGTGTCCTCTTGGGTTGAATAAGAATGAATGATTCAATCCACTCACGCCGTGTCAACTTAGATCTCAAACACAAAGATATTGCTGAGCGCATGAGTGAGTTTTTAGGCGAGAGAGTCAGTCATGAATCAGTCCAAAGTTATTTTAGTGGCAAAGGTGTCCCGATAGAAAAAATTCTCGCACTTCTTCATGCGCTGGAATGGAAACAAGTGGGTGTTGATGAAATCTGTTTGCCACTTGACAGACACCAAGCCCTTGTCTTGTTAGCCGCGGACGGGATAAATTCACATAAGCGATAGAGGCCAACAAATGTTAGACATGATTCCAGAACAACATCGATATTCTGATTGTCCTCTCTGCTATCAATCACTAAGTGACTGGCAACGAGATTTCGTTAAAGAAAAGGTGAACCGTATGAATCGACGAGAGAATGGACGTATTAAGTCATATCAACACTGTGGGCGGCTAGAGGCGTTTATTGCAGTCGCCCTAATCGGTCTGTTTGTCTGGATGGTAGTAAGTTCCCTGTGGATACTTATTGCCGTAATCTTGGCCATTTATTTTGGTCTTCCCATGATTAAGGAGCAAAGCAAAATGAAAGATGTAATCTTAAGAATTACGGGTATCCGTATTATCAACATGAAGCTATCTGCATTGGCAGAATATTTAAAAATCCGCTTTATTCACGTTCCAGAACATTACAAATGCGAAGAAATTAACAAATGATTAATGGCTACAGGTTGTAATTTAGTATGTTCTTATTATCGTCATATATTTTCATACGCATGACCTGTAGCCACCCCATAGGAGGGTAGAGGTATGACTGACCTTGAACTCATCAAAAAGTGTGCGGATAGGATGGGGCTTGATGTGGTACTAGTATCACATAAGACGGATGACCATGGGAAGCAGGGTAGTTATGTCTCCCATGCCGGCGAATACGACCCCCTGCATGACGATGCCCAAGCCATGGAATTGGTGAAAAAGTTTAAGGTATGTCTAGTTTATGCTGAGGACGAAGAACATGAAATAGGGCCCATTTGGCAAGCAGATATTGACGACGAAAAGTATTTAACCACATCAGATAATCTAAACCGCGCTATCTGTGAATGTGTCGCTAAATTAGAGAAATGAAATACACCCTATTCCCTAACCGCGTCTGGGAGCCCACTGAAAACGGGTGGGCTTCACGGGAGGCGACAGCGAGTGACCAGAAACGTCGAGGTTATGTGGAAAAATTTATCATGGGAGAGATTGATAGTAAAACCATGAACGAGCAGATTAAGGAAATGGTGTAGTGGAATTATACGAGAAATGCAGATGTGGGGCTGAGTTTAAGATGGTTGATGAAGTTGGCCTGTACATTGGCAATGGCGGTAAGCTAGACAGTAATGGCGATAAATACATCATTCAGCGCGAACTACGGATATTTCGCGAATTGCATAAGAATTGCCTTGAGCCTAATGAGCATACGATTACCGTTGGAGGGGTGAAATTTAAGAGGCCAGAAAGTGACGCCACAAGCTAAATTAGAAAATGGCCATGGGTAGTGGAATTAGTAAAAGGCTGAATTTGTGAATAATGACACCGGGTCCTCAATTAGAGAATGGGTATACAAGGATCGCAAATGAATTATTGGAAGAAGTTACTAAATTCGATTTTTCAAAGCGGGAACTAAAAATTGTATTAGCAGTGATAAGACTAACATATGGGTTTAACAAGAAATTTGATGACATGAGTTTATCGCAATTAGAGACGAGAACAGGCATTAAACGCACCCATCTTTGTAATGCAATCAACAACTTAGTCTCAATGAGGGTGTTACTGAAACAGTCACACGTGTTACCAAAACAGTCACACGTGCATGGGCAAGTTATTGGTTTAAATAAGAAATATCAAGAATGGGAGGTGTGGCCAAAACGGTCACTGTTACCAAAACAGTCACAGAGGTGTGACCAAAACGGTAATAAAGGTGTGACCAAAACGGTCAATACAAAAGACAAATATAAAAACAAATATAAAGACAGAGAGATACAGCCGGTAAAACCGGCCTTCCCCCCATGTCCTTATCAAGCTATTGAAGACCTATACCACGAAAAGCTGCCAGAGCTAGCAGCAAACTCTGACCTTGATGGGATAAAAGTACAAATAAATGCTCGCTGGAAGAAAATTCCAGAATTGAGTTTGTGGGGGCAATATTTTAACAAAGTACGTGAAAGCCAATTTCTTATGGGGAATATATCTAGTTCTAACAGAAAACCCTTCAAGACAAGTTTGAGGTGGTTAGTTGATCGATCGAATTTTGCAAAAGTGTTGGAAGGGTATTATGAATAAATGTCCTGAATGCAAAACCGTTTTGCTCCCTGGTACAAAAAAATGTACAGAATGCGGTTGGGATAAAGATAAAAATATTAACAAGTCGAATTCTTACCCGACCTTAAACGATTTCAAGCTGGTCCTTGAAAAGTTATTGGAAAATAGCAAAGCTGATTTCACTGCCGACTGGTTTTTAAAATTAATTCAACCTCCACAGCCTGAAGAAGCTCCAAGTACCGTAAAAGACAATCGGTGGATCTGGCCATATGAAACTCGGGTAATTGTTTTATTCAAAACATACATGAACTGCGATGAAGAATTTAAACGTTTTATTATTGCTGCACGAGAAGACAACATTTACTGGAGAGGGGATGAACCGGAATTTTTCTATCGTGTAGTTAAGGAACACGAACGCATGATAGCAATGAGCGTAGAAAAATACCGGCAGGAAGCGCTTGGAAAAAAGAAACAGATAATAGATAAATTCAACGCAACAGGCACGGAGGGTTAACAATGATTGAACAACGCTGGAAGCCAACCTATGGAGATATTTTACAAGCCGTTGCGCGAGGATGGTGCCATGAAACAACTTCTAAAAAAATAGTTGATCCAATCTTGGGTGAAGCTATAGCAAAGGAAATATGCAAGTTGATAGACATCCCTATGGCAGATGAAGATGAGTAAAGTAACAAAACTCCATGATAATTATTATGCAGCCTGTGAATGTAGAAGTATGACATTTCATTTAAGAGTTGATGATATTGCAGACCGATGGAATACGATAATAGGGACAGAATGTGCCGAGTGCGGCCTTCAAAAAGAGTGGATACGTGTAGATAGGGTAGATGAAGATGATTAACACAGAAAACTACACATTAGAGCCAAGTCATATACCGGAAAATCATAAAACTATTTATGATTCTTATGGATTTTGTCTTTACAAAAATGACGGAGCGGGACCGCTTTATATTAGCCATGCAGGGCTAGACACGCTCTTGGATAAATATTTTAAGGAGCATTTTTGATGATTAACACAAAACTGAGACGTATTTTAACGGTTGTTATAGTTTTAGGTGGCGGGATCGTAGTATACATATATTTGAAATACGTCTTAGAACCTTGGTTCATAACAACTATGTGTGAACATCTTGTTAAGTGCGATTAACACAGAAATAAGGCATGGTGCATTTCTTATGGAATTGCTCATTATCGCTCCTAGCCAGTGGGAGTATGCCGAATAGACTGGCACGAATTACCCGTTATTCGGGTAAAGGCAGAAGGCTATCTCCATGCCTAGGAACCGCTCTCGCTGGCCGGTGGCTGCTGAAAGGCCAGCATTAACTAGGAAGAGCGATTATGGCCCGTAATATGAGTTTTGCCATGACAACTGATCAGATTAGAGCGCGAACAAAGACAGTGACGCGGCGGATTGGGTGGTGGTTTCTGAAACCGGGGGATGAGGTTTGTGCGGTTGAAAAAGTTATGGGTTTTCAGAAAGGCGAAAGGATTAAACCATTGTGCATGATACGGATTTTGTCCACCAGAAGGACGCCATTAAACGCGATAACGCAAGCAGATGTAATTAAGGAGGGGTTTCCAGATTGGACGCCCACGCAGTTTGTAGAGATGCTGGTTGACCATTACAAGATAGATCCCAGTGTGACTATGAACAGAATAGAATTTAAGTATATTTGAATGATAATGCTTCATGACATGCAGACATATTAAAGGCGACAAAATGCCAAGACAATACGCACATGAAATATTACAGCTTAAAACACGAGAAGAAAGAAGGACTGCGCTTATGAATGTCCCTGAAAACATACGGGACTGGGTAAAGTTTTATGTTGAGGACTGTTTTGAGAAGAGAAGACAATGACACAAGGAAATCCAAATACAGAAGGCCAAATATACCGTATGCCGGAAATGACGGATTATATGATAAGTCGATATAGCGACGCTAGATTGCGTGAAGGTGATTTAATGCTATGTTTGGAACATTCAGGAGATTGTTGTTATTACTGGGGCAGATTATGTTATAAAACGATAACGCAAAGTACATCCAATGACCTTCCGGTAAAACTAATTTATAAGTATTATGATATTGATCTTATTTTTCAAGCCTATGCGGCGAGCGAAGAATGGGGCATTTTACAAACCCCCTTGACGCACAAACAAATGCTAGGTGCGTTGATAGCAATGAACCTTTCTCATAGAACCGGGATATTAATCCCGCTAAGCCTGGAGGAAAAAAAGCAATACTTAGCAGAAAGAGACAGGATGCGTGTCGAAGCAACTGGAAGGGGCAGTTACAATAATACAGATGAAGAACTCACAGATCGTCTTGATGATAAATGGCCTGAGCCGAAGGAAACGGAAATGTACAAATGAAATTCTACGCCCGTAAAGTAGATAACATGTCTATTGAGCCAGCAGGCCAAGACGATCAACTATTGTTTGAGAAGTGGCAAATTGGCCAGGTTAAATTAATCAGCGTCAAAAAGGTCAGAAACTATAAAAACCTTGAACGGTTTTATGTATTTCTGAATGTTTTAATGGGAATTGAAAAGATAAAAGAACGATACAGAGTTGTTGAGAATTTAAAACCTGCCCTAATTATAGGGGCAGGATATTTTGAGTGGGTCCCTAATTTGAATAACGAGCTAATTCCTATAGCAGATTCTATCGCATATGAAAACATGGATGAAGACGAATTCAGGGAACTATTTTCAAAATGTATCGACGTAGCTTTGTTTATACTGCCGGAATATTGCAGAGAAGATCTAGAAGCGATGGCTAATAGAGTGGTGGAGTTTGGGTGAATGCATATTGTATTAGAAATAATTGATAAAAAGGTGTCGCTAATGTTAAAAATGGGCAAGGATCCTGTCAATATTTATTTGGGAAGAAAACAAATGGAAGATCTGTATAGATGGGCGGCTGACAATAGTTATGGCACAGAGAAAGGCAATAATAGTCGCAAATCAGTACATGGGCTGTTTATTTACGCGGTTGATGATGATGATCATTGCGGATTTGGGTTTTAATGAAAACGTTTAATCGCACATTAACCTATGCTCGTGTCATTGTTAGTTTATATTTAGGCTATGCAGGTAAAGGTGTCATGTTATTGTGCGGGATTTTTGCGGTTGCTTGTATGGCGGGTATGTGGATTTTTGGCGCAGAATTTTTCGATCAATGGTGTTTAACCTTTGTGGTAATGTTTCTTGCTTTATGGTTTTTGCATGAGCAGATAGGCGAATGAACCTACAAAAACATAACCCACTTATTAGCAAGGCGCTAAGGGATGCAGCGAGGGGGAAGGAATGCAAACGATGTCAAAGGCCGGTTAGCAGCGTAGGCTGTCATTATGTCGGGCCACGACAGCATGAATATGGGAAAGGTGCGCGAATTAAGGGCCATGACTTTTGTGTTGCACAGCTTTGTGATAAGTGTCATAAGTATTTTGATTTGGATACACAGCACAAGGATTATTTAAAGAGTGAGGAATTTCTACATTACATTATGCTGACATTTATTGAGCGTTACGAGGAAGGCGTGATTAAGGTATGACTAAAGAAAGATTAGAGGACGACGGCTCGGTTTACATGAGTGAAACGCAGATTAGGTTAGAAAATGCGCTTATCAGGCTTGCTTATCATGATTTGGCTGCTGATAAGCGAGATAAAGTAGAGTCATGTATAGAGCTACAGGATGCATTAAGGGTGTTAAAAGAGCATTGTGGCTACACTGATGAATTTGCGGCTATTGATGGACTGTGTGATTAAGGTATGAGCCATGCTAAAACTAACGATAATACTCCCATTTCCATTGCCAACATGGAACAGAATATTACAGATGCATCCAAAAGAAAGGATGAGGTTGCGGAAATTAATTCACGAGTTAACATACATATCCACTCTGTACGCCATCGACTCGCAGACATTGACGGTATCTCCGCAAAAGCGGCCATTGATGGACTCGTACATGCAAAAATACTTAAAGATGATTCGGCCAAAGAAGTCAAGGAAGTCACCTACTCTCAAGAAAAAACGAAAGGCCAGGAAGAAACAATCATTACGATTGAGGTGATTTGATTATGAATAAAGATAGTTGCGGAACATGTAGATATTGGAAGGCTGGTGATCCGACGATAGAAGAACATATGGTCTGTAAAAGATATCCTCCAATTCTAGATATGAATTACTTTGACGCCACTCGTGGAGCCAGGCAGGTTAATCCGACCGTAGATATGGGATGGTATATATTTCCAATGACTAAAAAAGATGATTGGTGCGGCGAATACATATTTCAAATCTGAAAAGAGGTAATTTGATTGCGCAGAAAAAAAGACCATCTCAAGGCCAGGTTAGAAGATTGGGGCGAATGGTTAGCGAAAACAATCAGTGGGATTGGCCATCCCTCTATGTCCACGGAGGGGAAATGTATTGAATACGGATATGTGGCGTATAAAGCCAAAGGGGGGAGAATGGTAAAAATGATATGGCCTGATTATGACGCCCAGGGTAATCGAATTGAAGTACTCCAGGAATTACAATTGACGGCGAACGGATCTGAGACTGTCAGTATCCAGGGAAGGCCCCTGGACTATGAGACACACCCAGAGGAGCAGACAGTCGACTATGCCGTCACGACTATCCCTGACAAACGACGGCGGGGGGCCATATATTGCAAATACGTGCACCAGCTCAATGAATTCGAGGCTAGTGATGCATTGGTTATTACAGTGAGGCAGCATCGAGATTTTATCAAAGGGGCCCGAATTTGGGTGGGAGCAAAGCTAGACATAGACCCATTCATAAATTAATTTGAAAATAACTTGACTACTTACGTAAGTAAGTGGTCTAATATTGTCAGGATGTCAGTTTTGACACTAAATTAAAGGCAACCAGCATTAAAACAATAACTGAGGACCATCTCAATGCCGTAGTGGATGAGATTGAACATTATGAGTTTGCGTTAAAACACGAGCCAGACATACCTTTACGCGAAGTCAAAGAATGTGGTTGTAGAGGCCCGCTCCCTGGTTATAGTGAATGTAGATGCACCAGACATAATCGTTTAATAATCGAATTTCTTAGTATTATGAAAGAACGTAAAGAAAACTGAATAAAGAGTAAGCTTTTTCCAATAAAGCCCGCGATTGCGGGCTTTTTTAATGCCCGAGATAATTACCCATGGCAACAATAAGAACCGCGAAAGGCACGAATAGTTCTAAAGATAGTGGCTCTACTCTCACAGTTTCAGCAGTTAATGCCAAACGGGGATCGCTTTTATTCGTAGGCGTTGCCTATGAAACGTCTCAGGGGTTCCCTACGGCTAAGTGGGGGAATGGTGATCTTGTCAGATTGGATTTTCAACACAATGTCGGCGCTGCGGGTGTTGCCCTGTTCTCCCGTATAAGAGTTCGTAATCCTGTCGCACGAGATGTCGTTGTTACATGGCCTGGAGCTATCCTAGCCAGGGCAATGTTTGTCACTATGATCGAAGGCGTCAACCTCAAGGAGCAGGTGAAAAACCGCGCACAGGACGCTACCACCACACCGGATAGTGGATTAACAGGCACCCTGTCAACCACGGGGCAAACTAAATTAGCCGCTTTCTGTGCGGCCGGCCCAAGCAGTGATACCCAAGGAACACCGACAAGCCCGACACTTGCCGGGCAAAGAATTGGAACCACAGGGGCACCCCCCTCCAGTAACGTCACGATAGAGGAATATTTTGAACTCGATATCGCGACGACCGCAGCCGTCAAGGCACGCGTCACTGGTGCGGCGAGTAGAGATTGGGCGATCTCACTTACCACGATAGAAGAATGGGGAGAAATCAGCGTATTAAGTGATACGGGCGAAGTGCGGATCTTAACTGCCATGGAACTGGGCGCTATAGAAGACAGTGTCCTGACATGGGGCCAAACAGCAGCCAATCAAACAACCGTGAAAACATGGTTTCCCAGCACGAAACAAGACATAGACATTCAAGCAATGATAGACGTTGCCGGGTTGGCCTTTCGTCGTATCCGTAGAAATGTCTAGTGGGCACAGCCGCATTAACCACTGATTTAGTTTTACTTGCTAATCAAAACGCTGCCGGAGCCGTCCGTGAACAGAGTGCATCGAATCAGTCGGAAGGCACTTTATTTGTCTTTGGAACCGCGTCTAATGGGTTTAGTGATGACGGGGTGGGTCTTAATGGTGGGGTGAGTGCCGCTTTTACCGCGCAGAGCGTCGCTAGCACCATTATCTTTCAATGGATGATGAATCTTACTCCGCCGGATACCGTCTTAAATGGGGGGATGCGTATCCGTGTTGAACAAGCGGCGAATTTTGGCGAATGGTTTGTTGCCGGGGATGCTGAGTATGACGGTGGATTTAAAATCTTCGCTGTTGATACTACCCGAACGTTAGACAGAACTAGTGCAACCTCTCCCACATTAACCGCAATTGATCGCTTAGGGTTTATTGTCGATCTCGTTGTATCAGGGATTGATGGCAGTTGTGCATTGGTTGATGTCTCCCGACGAGGCACAGGGATGACCGTCACTGGCGGAACGGTTGCCGATCCGATAACTCCCATAGACATTGAAGCGGCTGACAATACGACTTCTAGTCAATTAGGAATGTGGCGCAGGAACTCGTCTACCGGCTCATTTTCCATGGTGGGGAGAACGACCATTGGAAACACGGCCGGGACGCTTCTTACTGTCTTTCGGGCGACGAATGTTGTCACAACAATTTCTGACATGCCGGTAAAGGCCGAGCAGAATCAATTAACCATTGAAAGCAACGCAACAAACAAAACAGATTTCGTTATTGGGACTGAAATTGGAACAGGCGTTGAATCAGTTGGCGTGGGTGGCGGAAGTTTTACCGGAACAAGTTCAGATCCTGCACGGACGTTAACGATCAATTCTATCGACGCTGACACACTGAATTGTCATTTTTTTGGTGTCTCTTTGGTTATCGGTGCCAAGATTAATCTTACAGGCGCATTTAATAAATTTGTAAGTTGTCTGGTTTCAGCCTATGACTCTATTGTTTTAAGAACTAGCGCAACATTACGCGCTAGCACCATTACGGATAGTGTGGCGACGCCCTCAACTGCCACAAGCGCAGACGGTGGGGCTGTGGATCTTGGTGCATCAGATCCCGCAGTTGACATATTTAAAGACAACACTATTCAAAACAGTCCACGTGGGATCATGTTTAATCCCTCTGCGACAGGAAATTTGACGTTAGATAATATCACGTTCACAAATAATGCCGTTTGTGATGCGGCGATACAGTTTGATACCCCGTCGACTTTTTTAGACCAGACCGCCGATGCCAATAGTGCGGCGATAAATGATGTTCAGTTTTTCCCCACAGTCTCTGTCACCAATGACGCATTTTTACTCGGACTCAAACAGCCCGGCCCAAGAGTCCGGATCACCGTCGGCACCATTGGTGTTGGAACCTATACGGTCACATGGCAGTACCGAAGTAGTCCATCGGTGTGGACGAATCTATCCGGCGTTACTGATGGCACAGGTGCTTTTAAGACGGTAGGTGAAAATGACGTTACTTTCACAGTCCCAACGAATTGGGTAGCGACGACCGAAGGGACTATCGGACCGTTTTTCTACATTCGTGCGCTACGCAACGCGGGCACGATGACCACCAATCCGTTGGGAGATTCTTGCTTGACGGGGTTCGATATACGATTGGTCTCGGGAACCGGAATTGCGACAACGATTAAAGTCCAAGGCGGGACAGCACCTATTGTAGAGCATGTTACGGCCGGGACGTTTACGGTTGAAAATAATGTCACAGTCATTGCCCAAGGGGTGACTGAAGGCACGCCGATTTCAATCCTCGCCGCTGAGACGGTGGGTTCTCGAACAATCGGCGATGTGTTACTTAACGCATTCGCAGACGACACAGGCAAAGTGACGTTAAGTTTGAATTATGAGGCGGCCTTTGATCCTTCAGGATTGGACGTTCGTGTTGTGGCGAGAAACCAAGGGGTGGCGATTGCTGCGATAGCAGATGACGGGGGAGTCTTTACCGACGAAACGTTAGAGGCGAGTAACAACGTCACGGCCGACATGACGTTACTGCCTGCCGTTCCGGCGGTGAACGATGCGTATCAGTTTGGTCATGATGAAGAATTTTCCAGATTAAAGTTAAACGTCACCACGGCATTAGTTGGCACTGGAAATACGATTGTCTGGGAGTATTGGAACGGGTCCGCGTGGACGGCGTTAGCGAGTGTTGTCGACGGCACGAACGGACTCGAGACTTTAGGGGAAAACATTGTTAGTTGGACAGTGCCAGGAGATTGGGTCACTCGCACTGATAATGGACAAGGCCCATTCAAATATGTGCGTTTTAGACTTTCCGCCACGACAACGGTCACAACCGTGCCGGTGGGTGGACGCGTGACGTTAGACACAACCCGATTTTTACCCTATGACGAAATTCGTACAGTCCTTACGACAGGGCTTACGGATAACGTCAACTGGGTATTTGATACGATTTCTAAATTTTAGAGGATAGGTAGATGACAACGCTTTCTTTATTAGGCGGTGACTGGGAATACCAGTTTGAGGATCAAACCGTTGGATCAGGGATTACGGGGACTCGGATGCTTGTATACATTACAGGTGTCGTGCGTACCACCAATGAGGTTTATTCCGCCGTCGCTGCGGCTGCCGATGACTTTCAGGCGATGGGATTTAAAAACCCAATGCTTCCGGTCACCCCGAACGAATACACATTAGAAAATCAAGCCTTTATCTCTCGGACCTCTGCTGAATTCCTCAAAGAAGGCACTATTACGGCGAATTGGTCACTCGTTGGTGTTGCCGGGGACAATTCTGGACGAGGAGTCTTGAAAGTCGGATACACTGATTCTGTTGCTCTCGTCGCTGGGGATGTTGGAAGACAAGTCTCCCAAGCCACCACGTTAGATACCGGAACGTTATTGGCATTTGATACCGAGCCTGATGGCTCGCTGATCATGTGGGTGCGGCCTGATGATTCGACACCTTCTACGGGGGACATCTTTGACGGAACGGGAGTGATCACAGTCGTCGGAGGAACCGGAGTGACCGCAACCAGCATTGCGGGTATTTCAGGGCAGACCGACCTGGTTGCATTTCAGGCCATTGGTAGTGTCCCTGTGGCGACAGAAGTCTATGCGGTCCAGAGTCGTATTAAGCTGTCTGATGCTGCAACCAATACCTTTCAGTGGTGGGCGACTGACCCCGATGTGTCATTAGGCATCGTCTCGACCTTGGTCATGACTAGAAATAGCGGTGTGTTAATCTCTGCCGGTGATGTCGAGGTTTTTGCCCGAAAATACACATCACTTTATGATAATTTTAGGCTCAATATTGCAGCGGGCGGATTTTCTGCGTTACCGCTTGCCTCTGCTCCCGATATTAATAATACAACTGGATATCGCAGAACCACGACAACTTCCTCTACAGGGACGTTTAACGTGGGCAATGCGATCTATGTCGGAGCGACTTTTGCCACCGCGACAAAGAAAGGCGTTATCACTGCCGTTACGGGATCGAACCCGACGGTTGCGATTCAGTATTATCTGATTGGAGATCTAACTGACTTCGCGGGATCGGACGCGCTAAAAGAGTTTATCTTTTCCACTCAGGTAGACGGCGATGCGACCGCAACCGCAGGTGCTCCGGTGGCTAATTTGCTCGGTCCCACAGATACCGCTTCCGGTGAAGGTGGCACGGTCACAATTACCATTGGTCATCAGACAGTGGATCATGATAATACGGGCGTTGCTGAACCGTATTCAATCACAATTGATTCAATATCATTAGTTCCAATTGCGAAAGTGTATGAACGTATTAAATTTGTCCTTCGTCGTGGATCGGATAACACATTTTGGGACACCGTCGCATCCAGTGTACCCGGAGAACAATACCGTGGCGTTGAGGCGTTGTTTTACTATGCGCCGAATACTGGCACGATGGTGCAAGGGGAGGATATTGTTAATGAAACAAAAACCGGCCTGGCAGCAAGGCTGTTATCGGACAATACCGCAGCCGCAGGCGAAAGTGTTTCACAAGACTATATTACTGTCACAGATCTCCAGCCTTCAACGCTAAGTACCGCAGACAATGACGTGTGGGCGGACAGTGGATCGGTCGATGACGTTACGGTCGATACAGCAGGCGCAGGCGGCGCTATTGTGGTTCATGCTGCGGTGAAAGCTTCACCGTTTGGTTCATTTACCGGGACACAAATCTTTGGTGCACCGGGTATTTCTTATATTAATCCGGCGGCGGGGGATGCACAGTCTTATATTCTGACAGACGATCTCGGGACATTAAGGACGCCGCCGAATACTGTCACCTACAGCATTGCGAATACCCGAGCCGGGGATCGCGGTTATGTCGCACGCGACACCGGAACCTCAGGCGTTATCGATAAGGACCAGTTTGGAGGATCAGACGCCACATTAAACATCTTGAGTGGGCCAACATTTCAGGTCGCGGGAACGATTGATGCAGAAGTCCCAACTGCTGGAGTAATACGCGTCGTGGAGACAACGTTACAACAGGAGCACCGTTACGAATATGCGTCACGTACCACGGGGGCTGGTGGCATATTTACTTTGTATATTCCGACCTCTGGTACAGGGACGATCACGACTGCAAGTACAACTCAGATTATTGATACGGGTCAGTTGTTTAGTACAGGTGCCAACCCTGTCAAAATTGGTCATTTGGTACGAAATCTGACAGGAGGGAAAGTAACACACGTCTGGGAGGTGTCCTCGATTGTCAGTGATACTGTGTTGGATGTGTTTGCTTTATATGGGCCACTCGATGCTACTCAGGACTGGGATGTCAGTGATACCTATGAGATTAATCAGTTAATACAAGCCTATGATGCGACTGATAATGTTTTTGATACTATTTTAGACCTACATGAGACTGTCGGAACAGACGGATCTCCTGGTACGATGTCTAATACATTTGTTAAAACACCAGCGGCGGACTTTGGAACTGTTGCGCAGGTGAGGCAGGGGAAAATCATTCTTCCTTTTGAGCAAAACCAAACACAAGGCGACGGGAATACGACAGTGACAGCAGTCAGGACGCCGGATACCATTGCTGTATGAATAATAAGTTTGGCATTGAGTCTATACGACTGGGTGGCATGACGTTAGACGAGCTTCCGATTGCTGAGGGGGCATTGACCAAACAACAAATGCCGAGTGTGATAAATGCGTATAAAGATAATACCATTGTCAACATAAAAGCCAAATACCCAAAGCAAACAGTTGCTTGGATTGATGGTGCGATTCGTGAATGTGAAGATTCGATTAGAAACATCAGGAAATTAAAAGACGCACAGCATAAGATGATTGGTGAATATACCGGCTTTATAAGCTTGTGTAAGCACAGGGATAATGAAATTAAGAAGACTGATAGCGAAGAAAGGATCAAAGAGCTGAAGGTTCTGTTCCCGCCTTACAATGTTATGGCCATGAAGACCCAGATACAATTATGTAACGAGGCGATCTATCGCTCGGACAATGTAATTGATAAGGAACATGAGTCGATTTCTGAACTTAGGGAACTTAGGGTTAAATGTGCCAAGCGTGACGAAGAGTTAAAGGCTCTAGGTTGAGTGACGACATTAAGTGGTTGGATTGTTGATTTAACGACTTCTCCGAGAACAATCACGATACCCGTTGGACAAGAGACTGTCACGGCGCAGGATCAAGTTGATACCGTTAGAAAATTAGAAGACACCTTTCAATCGATGGGGCATCCTCATTTTCTGGACGCTACCGGAAAAGAAGGCGGAGGGGTGACTGGGATTGTCGTCGTTTTGAAAGACTGTCAATACGCTTTTCAACCACGGCAGACAAGCCTGCAAACCGGAACGGTAACGACAGGGGACGTTCGTGGGCTTAAAGTCATCGATACGGCGGCATTGTTTTTGACCAATGGTGTGAATCGTGGTGATGTCATCGTGAATAGAAGTACAGCGGGGCACAGTACAGTGATTCACGTGGATAGCGAAATTGAATTAGAGACGCTTCCAATAGTTGGCGGGTCTCATAACCGATGGGATGTCTCAGACTCTTATGAGATCTTTGCGTATACCGATGCAAAAATCACATCAGGAGATTTATTTGCCGTAGACTCTGTAGGAGCGCCTATCAGTGCTATTCTCAATACTTTTGGTATTGGTTCAACAGTGATTGAACAGTCTACATCGCCAGCCGCAGCGCCTATTCAACCGACAACGATTCTTGAAGGGACATTAACATGGGAAGTCGCTCTAAAGCGAATTTTAGCTTCTGTGACAAATAAACTTAGCGGGGCAGAAACAACCACGATGAGATTCCGTGATGTCGATGATACAAAAGATCGTATTGTCGCTACGGTTGATGCTAATGGAAATCGTACCGCTATTACCTATGACGATACCTAATGTTTCCTCCTCGATTTTTCCCGGTTCGTTTTTTTGCACCTCGATTTTTTCCTCCTGCTGGAATTATCGAGGCTATATTCAAAGGGTTACAACGATTCAACTTATATATTCACCAAAAGGCAGTGATATTTCTTGAGCGATAAAGTCTTATTCAAACTAAACATTGCAAGAAACCCAAAAACAAAGCATTACCTGGATCAATCAACCCAACATAATCTCCAGATACTCATTACAAGGCCTACTAAGCTTTATTTGGAACAAAAGCGTCTGGTCAAGGTGGAACTCTAATGGCAGCAAATGAAATCCACAAGAATGACGTAGGAACAGTCTTTGAGGTCACACTCAGGGATGACACAATTATTGTGGATGTAGCGAGTGCCACAGTGACTAAGGAGTTAGTGTTTAAGTCTCCGAAGCCGGCATCAGGGACATCCACAGTTTCGACAAAAGCAGCATCTTTCACCACAGACGGCACCGATGGCAAAATCCAATATACCACCATTGCCAATGATTTAAACGAGATTGGACTCTGGAATCTTCAAGCACATGTTATACTCAGTACCGGAGATTGGCGCTCTGATATTCAATCGTTTGAGGTATTCGCTAATCTGGAATAAGTTCTACGTAGAACCTCGAAAATTATGGCTTTAAATGAATAAAAACAATATGGCTATTATAGGGGAAGTGGTGGTTTTAGAGCGTGATTTGGTTGATTATTTTATTGATTTAAGAGCGAGTCAAAGTGATCTATTTTAATAATTGTTTTTATTATGACGATGGTGGCTGTGGACGTTTGCGCACGGCAGTAAAGGACCCAGAATCATATAATGCAGATTTAACGCTCTTAGAAACTTTTTCTAGCCCCACAGAGGCCAGAGCAGTATTAAGTGGTTTGAAGGAGGGGAAGGTAAGTATATTAGCATTGAAACGGAGGGATAAGTGTGATGGCTAAACACAGACACAAAGGCAGAACCAGACCGCCTAAGAGGCTAACTAAGCAAGAATCTGAAGAGAAACCACTATTATATAGATTTCTTGAGGATGAATACACCGATGAGGACATTGAAATAATGAGGCAGCTCCATAATCGCCAAGGTCTTGATGTATTGGCTGGGCAGGCAATCAAAGAGGATGGGCAATTGAAATCAAAAGGTTATGATTAACTTAATAGGAATTGAATAATGCCAGTTGGCGCGCCTTTAGGAAACAAGAATAATACTAAGACTAAACCTTGGTCTCAAGCCATAAAGTTTGCATTGGAGGATTATTCACAGGGACAAGTAGAAAGAACGATGGCTTTAAGAGCTATTGCCAAAAAGATGATAGAACAAGCGATTGATGGCGATAAAGACGCAAGGAAAGAAATTGGAGATAGACTTGACGGAAAGCCTGTCCAAGCGATTGCAGGTGAGGACGGCGGGCCATTAACCATTGAGATAGTTCGGTTTGCGAGTACAGATACCGAATAACTGGAAGCCCAGAGATTACCAACAGCCCGCTTGGGATTACCTAGAGAATGGCGGGAAACATGCCGAGTTAATATGGCATCGCAGAAGTGGTAAAGACGAGATAAGCCTTCATAGAACCTGTGTTGCCGCACATGAGCGTGTTGCAGGTTATTGGCACATGTTACCCATGGCCAACCAAGTTAAGAAGGCCATTTGGGAAGCTATAAACCCTCATACTGGGATGCGACGGATTGATGAAGCCTTCCCATTAGAAGTCCGCGCTGCCACGCGTGAAAATGACATGTTCATCAAGTTTAAGAACGGGTCAACATGGCAAGCGTTAGGGTCTGATAACTACAAAGGCGCGATTGGAGCCCCCCCTGCTGGGATTGTTTATTCTGAGTGGTCACAAGCCAAACCTGATGCTAGAGCTTTCTTAAGGCCGATACTTGCTGAAAACAAGGGCTGGCAAATATTCATCACAACGCCACGCGGTAAGAATCACGCATATCGGACGTTTAGGGCAGCACAAAAGAACCCTAACGCATTTACCCAAACGTTACGCGCAGATCAGACCAGCGTATTCACAAAAGAACAGCTAGAAATTGAACGACAGGCCTATATAGGAGACTTTGGGCCCAACATGGGCCAAGCCTTCTACGAGCAGGAATACATGGTCAGCTTTGATGCGGCTATTCTGGGTGCAATATGGGGGGCTGAACTCTCGGCGTTAGACAGGGAAGGACGCTTCACAGCGTTTGAGCACGTCTCGGGTTATCCCGTGTATGTTGCGATGGACATTGGCAGGACAGATGCAACGTCACTTTGGTGGTATCAGGTTATCGGGAATGAGATACGTTTTATTGATAATCTGACCGACAACTTCAAAGACGTGGATTACTACGCGTCTCAGATGTTGGGCAAGCATGTCAAGATTGACATCATAGAGAATGAAATCGTCCTTAAATACCCCGGCGGTTGGCCGGATGAATGGTCAAGTGCTGAACATCGTAAAGACTTCAAGTATGAAACACTCTATCTCCCGCATGATGCTGCGGCTAAGACCTTAGCCACCAAGAAGTCCGTTGAAGAGCAATTCAGGGCAGTGTTTGGTTACGGCAATATTCGAGTGTTACCCCAATTATCAATGTCTGACGGTATTAAGTATGTCCGTCAGATGCTCAAAAAGGCATGGTTGAATACACGTTGTGAAGATGGTTTTGAGGCATTAAAAGCATATCAATATGAATGGGACGAAGACAAACAGAAGTTTAGAGATAATCCACTGCACAATTGGGCATCCGATCCCGCAGATGGGTTCCGCTATGCCGCAACCGCATGGCAAACGTTTGCCCCGCCAGCACCTGAGCCAGAACCCGAGCTAGACGAATGGGGACGCTACAAACGCACGACAAACAGTTGGAAGACGGTCTAGAGCCCCCCACTGTTGATCGCTTCCGCAGACAGTTCGAGTCATTTGAGGACATTACCGAAGTTGCACGTATTGAGTCTGAAATAGACCGAGACTACAAAGACAATAAACAATGGACCCAAGAAGAGGTCGATAAGCTCAACGCCCGCAATCAAGCCGCAATTGTCGTTAATCGGGTCAAGCCCAAAGTTGAGGGCATGAAGGGACTGTTAATACAAAGACGGACAGATCCCAGAGCCTATCCAAGAACAGAGAAACATCAAAAGGCCGCTGAAGCGATTACTGATGCTTTAAGGTTCGTGTCAGACAATACCGACATGGACGAATTAGAGCTTGATGTCGCGGATAATGTTTTTGTCGAGGGCTATGGGGCTGCTTTGATTGATGTCAAGCGCAAAGAGGATGAATGGGAGATAGACCTCCAGCACATTCCTTGGGACCGTTATTATTATGATCCCCACTCACGACGTAAAGACTTCAAAGACAAACGATTTGACGGAATCGTAGTCTGGTTGGATCTTGACGTTGCGCTAGAACTCTACCCGGATGCCGATGTAGAAGCGTTAATGACCACGCAAGGGTCAACGACATTTGAAGACAAACCCTTATGGGTAGACTCACAACGTAAACGCGTCAAAGTTTGTCAGCACTTCTACCTTGAAAAAAGTGTCTGGATGATGTGCGTGTTTAGTACTGAGTTTTTAGTCGAGCCTCAAGAATCGCCGTATCTGGATGAAGAAGGCAAGCCGATGAATCCGATTGAGGCTGTGGGCTCTTATATTGACCGAGACCTGGCACGCTTTGGAGAAGTGAGGTATTGGCGAGATCTACAAGACGAGATAAACCACAGACGATCTAAGTTCCTATTTCTTAATTCTGCCAGACAAACAATGGCCAGAAAAGGGGCGATAACAGATATCCCCGCATTCAAACGGGAAGCGGCAAAGGCGGATGGTCACTTGGAGTGGGTAGGGGAGAAGGGCGACTTTGAGATCGTTCCCACGAGTGACATGGCAAAAGCACAATTTGACTTGCTGCAACATTCAGAGGCCCAGCTTGATGCTATATCATTCAATGCCCAACTCTCAGGAGAGCGACAAGGGGATCTTTCAGGAAGGGCGGTTGACTTGCTACAACAAGCGGGATCGCTGGAATTGTCCCCGATTTATTCGGCGATATCTAACTGGAAGCTTCGTGTCTATCGACAAGTTTGGGCGAGGATTAAGCAGTTCTGGGACGCCGAGAAATGGATCAGAGTCACCGATGATCACCGTAACCTAAAATGGGTAGGGCTTAATCATCCTGTTACGCTGGGAGAAAAGTTACAAGAGACCATTCAAGATGAGAGCTTGGCGCCACAGGTCCGTCAACAAGCCGCACAAGCTTTACAAATCATGGTGCAGGGGCAAGATCCCAGACTACAACAGGTCCAGGAGGTGCGCAATAAGGTCGCCGAGTTGGATGTAGACATCATCTTGGAACAGTCACAAAACGTGATTAATATTCAACGTGAGCAGTTTGAGTTATTGGCCAACCTTGCAAGTAACCGTCCTGAGGTTCCCTTCAAAGCGTTATTACAGTTATCCGAACTCAGGGATAAGGATCAACTCATCGCCGATATCGAGAAGTCGGAACAAGCCGGAGGCCAACAACAACAGGAATTGTTGCAGTTACAAAAGGCGGGCCAGGTCGTGGAACTCCAGACCAAGACTCAAAAGGCGCAAGTCGATAATGAGAAGACTCAGGCCGAGACTGAGAAATTGAAATCACAAAAAGACCAAACGGACTTGGAGAACCTTATATTATTAGAAAGGCCGGATACAGAAACCCAGGTCATTATTTAGGAGCGACTTGTTTGATTTTCGATCCACTCTGAAAATGCGAGTTCATCAAGCAACACTCGTCCACCCACGCGTCGAATAACCTTGCTAAATCCATTCGTGTCAGCGTTGAATATGAGCCACCTAAGTGAGCCCTGTGAAAAAGTGGGGTGGGCGTTCGCAAACTCTGCGACGGTTTTTAAATCATCGATCATGTCTATCTCCTAACAAAATGTGCATAAAACTACGATATTGAAAGCTTAGGGGGTTGATTAGAGAATTTCAACGACAATAAGTCCCGACTTCCTGTCGGAAATGTTATTTAACGCCGTCGCCGGGCGCTGATAGGGGTTATTCCTCTATCAGAAACGGGCGTACAGAATTTACCTGCCGCCGAGGTTACGGGCGTTCATCCATCCGCTTTCTGCGGATTTTTTCATTGTGAAACAGCTGCCGCCGAGCCACGGGCGAATATGGCCGCCGCATTGCGGGCGAGGAGATTATATGTCTGATGAACTGAAAGCACTAATCGAGGAAGACTCTGAAACGACTGAGGTAACTACCGAGGAAGTCACAGAGGATTTAAAGGTCGATGAGGCCAAGCCCGTTATTGAAAAGGCGGGTGAAGATGCAAAAGTAGATCAAACATCTACTGATGATAAGCCTCCCGTTGAGACGACATCAACAGACAGTGACGACATTTCATGGACTAAGACGATGGCGTTGGACGAGCGATCAAAGCGCCAGGTCTTGGAAACCAAGACTCAATCATTAGAAGCCGAACTTAGCAAATTTAAGAAAAAGTTGCGCCCGGATGCGCTAGAGGAACCGGAAGCCGCATTAAATCATGTGGAGCAAGCCTTCCAGTCCCAGATCTTGACTGCAATGACCAATCTATCACGAGAGGTCATGAAGATGCATAAGGACGATTACGACGCAATGGAAGTTAAGTTTGTTGAAATGGCGACTAGTGATCCTTCACTTGTTAACGAAATGGCAGCAAGTCCTAATCCTGCCAAGTTTGCCTATGAAACGGCAAAGAAAAAGCTCGAACGGGAGGAGTTTTTAAATATGGATACTGCCACTGAAAAAGCCAAACTCGAAGCACAATGGAAAGCTGAATTTGAAGCTAAACAAAATGCGGGGAGTGAGGAAAAACAAGAGAAGGATGCGCTTAACTCGAAAGCCGACTTGCCATCATTGGCAACTGTTGGTGCTCCAGGAAACCAAGTCGTAACGGACAAATCCCTGGAGGACCTATTTCCGAGGTAAGTTAAATGGCTACTACTACAACAAGTGCAGACCTTGTTGTTAAGAAATTCCTGGCCGACTTTTGGGAAGAATATATCCGCAAAGCGCGGTTTTCCCGGTATACAGGAACGACTAACAATAATGTCATCACTATCAAAGAGGGCCTCCAACAAATCAGTATTCCATTAGTTACTCGCCTAAAAGGTGACGGTGTTACCGGCAATGCCACACTCCGTGGCAATGGTGAGGCTATTGGTAACTTCGGTTTGACACTAACTCCAACGTATTTTCGTCACGCAGTCGAACATACCAAAGAGGAATTGGAAAAACCGGCCATTGATTTAATGCGGGCCTCGCGCTCACTCTTAATGGAGTGGGCCAAAGAACTGCAGCGGGACGATATCATAGAGGCATTGGGCGCCGTTTTTGACGGCACGACCTATGCAAACTATGGTGATACCACTGCCGCAGCGTTTGACACATGGTTAACCAATAACAATGATCGCATATTGTATGGTGAAGCCAAGGGCAATACGGTGGCAGGAAACCACACTAGCTCACTGGCAGCGGTAACAGTCGCAACCGGCAAGTTAGATACGGATATTGTGTCTTTAGCCAAACGTATATCACAGCAAGCAGATGCACATATTCGTCCATTAGTTGAGGAGGAAGATGACGAAAAGCACGTAATGTTTGTTGATACCTTTGCGATGCGTGATCTGCGTGCGGACACCGCAATTCAGCAAGCACAACGCGAAGGACTCATGCGAGGCAAGGAAAGTCAGCCGCTATTTACAGGCGGTGATTTGCTGTGGGATAACGTCATTATTCGAGAAATCCCAGAGATTGCGACCTTTATCGATGGTGACTCAGGGACGAATGGCCTATGGGGTGGTCTTGCGACTGCTGATGGGCTGAATACTGCCGGTGATACAAGCTCGCGTATTGGAGCGTGTTTCCTATGTGGTCAACAAGCCGTGTCCTATGGCTTAGGCCGGCGGCCTAATTTGGTCGTGGATATGGACTTTGACTTTGAATTCCAACCCGGGGTCGCAGTCGAGCTTAAGCACGACATCGATAAGTCTTTTTTCAACAACAAGCAGCATGGCGTGGTGACAGTTTTTGTCTCAGCAGCTGGTGACGCTTAATAGGAGGGCATGACATGACTACATTTACATCAACACGTTCATTGGCAGGCTTTCCTATTGCTGGAGCAGGTCCAGCCATGGATCTTAAGATCGCCACAGGGACGATTGAGATCGCCATCAACCCAGTTGCCGCGGATATTTATGAACTTTGTAAATTACCGCCGTTTGCAGTGGTATGTATGGGTTGGTTATACGGTGATGATTTGGATACCGGCGTCGAAACGTTGGATATGGATATTGGATGGGCCGCTAACGGAGTAGAAGCCGCAGATCCGGATGGGTTTGGAAATTTTGGAGTTTTAACGGGTGATTTAGTTTTAGAGTTAAAGCCAGAAGTTTCCATATTTGTCCCATTTGGAGGAGTTTTGAGAGCGACAGGACCCCAAAGGTTTTCTGCGGAAACCCAGGTGCAAGCCGTTGCTAACGTGACGGCGGCCACGGGTGGAACAGGAACCTTGACGGCTGTTGTTCTTTACTTCCTTGATCCCAATTACACAGTGGCATAACAGGATGGGCCGGGGAAACTCGGCCCATATTTGAATGGCGACCAAAGCACAGTTAAGGGATCAAGTCTTAGAATATCTGGGTAAAAAGCGGATCGGACAAACTGCCAGTAATGAGCAAGTGGTCGATATTACGCAGGCCATTGATGAAGTGTATGCAGATCTTCAGACTGACCAACTGATGACCTTTGCGGAAGACGGGGCTATTCCTAATCATGTGTTGCCGCATATTAAAGCCTTGGTTGCTTTTAGACGATCCTCTGGACTTTCACAAGAAAGATACCAACGATTATTAGGGGATGTGGGTCAAGCAAAGCGGGAGATCCGAAGAATTATCGCGCCTGTCTTTGCCAATGATGATGAGCCAGATGAATTTTAATGTTAGTTCCTATCAACCTGACCGGGCCTAGCTCTGAGAGTCGGGCGCCTTTCCTTAATAATCAAAAGACTCAAAATCTATATCCCGAAGTCAACGATAAACAATTTATTCTTAACAGTTTTCCGGGAGTCAAGGCATTTTCCACAGGGACAGGCACGGACAGAGGGATGTTCACGCATCTTGGGATCTTGTACCAAGTACAAGCGGATTCTCTGTTTACGATTGATTCAGCAGGAACCCGGACAAACCGAGGCATAATCACAGGCGGCGAAAGATGTATTTTTGCGGGGATCGGCGCGAATGTTGTGATTGTCACGAATGGATTTGTATTCCAATGGAACGGGACGACATTAACACCAATCACCGATGTTGATTTAGAGACTCCGAATTCTGTTGCCCACTTAAACAATCAAATCATTTATGACGGAGATGGAGGCCGTTGGGTGGTATCTGATGTCGGAGATGCGACCAGTGTGCAGGGTTTAAATTATGCCACTGCGGAGTCTCATGCCGATGATTTAATACGCGTCTATGTTTACGATCAAATCCTGTATTTATTCGGCGATAAGACGATAGAGGCTTGGTGGAATTCTGGCAATGGGAATCCTCCGTTTGATCGGTTTGAGGTGATTATTCCTGTAGGGCTTGGGTCTCTCCACAGTGTGGCAAGGAATGATAATCGAATTTATTTTTTAGGTGATGATAGACAAGTTTATGTTTTAAAGAACACCGCAGTTAATAGAATATCAGACGTTAATATTGCAAACCAAATCGAAAACTTGTCAGTCACTCTGGATGCCCAAGGGCATACCTATACTTTCCAAGGCCAAAATTTTTATGAGTTAACCTTTCCTACGGCTGACCGATCGTTTGCTTATAGTGAATCTGTTGGGCAATGGTTTGAACTTTCTTCAGGTTCTACCGGAGGCCGTCACATTACCTCAGCGTATGTCTATGTGTTTAACAAATGTCTTGCGAGCGATCATAGAAATGGAAATATCTATGAATTAAACATTGATACGTTTGATGAGTTTGGCGATGCCATTATACGGATTCGAGATTCAGATTTATTAAGTGGTGACCAAATCAGAGCCAGTGGCAAAGAACTCACCATGAATCGCTTAGAACTTATTCTTGAGACTGGCGTGGGAACGACAGGGCAAGGGTTAGATCCTGTTGTGATGATGCAATTCTCTGATGATGGGGGGCGAACATTTTCAACTGAAATGTGGGCCACGGTGGGTAAGGCGGGAGATTTTGTGTGGAAGGTTGAATGGTTTGACTTAGGTGCATTTTATTACCGGGTATTACGTTTCAAGATGTCAGATCCGGTGTTATGGACGATACGCGGGGCGAATGCTGACATTGTGATAGGCCTATGAGTCAACCTCCTCCCAAGCGAATCGATATTAAAGATCCCAACGACGTTCAAAGACTTGTCGATGGCTTACAGTTTTTATGGGCTGAATTTAATGACAATCAAGTTTTTACCGTTTCAACCGTTCCTGATGCAACCAAAGGACCGAGTAATAAGGTGATTTATGTGAGTGATGAAATCGGTGGTTCTGTATTGGCTTTTTCCGATGGTATCAATTGGCGACGTGTCACAGATAGGGCGGTAATTTCATAATGGGATTTCTTAGTAGTTTTTCTCTAAATCCTGGCGGTGATATTCTTGGAGGTCTCACGGGACAAACCGGGGCCGATGCTGCACTTGAGGGTGCACGCATACAAGCCGGGGTCAGTCGGGAAGGAATAGAATTTCAGCGTGAATCCTTAGAACGTCTGATAGGATTACAACAACCTTTTCGACAGTTTGGTGAACAGAATATTCAAGGACTTCAATCTGCAATAGGGGATACGTCTAATCCTTTGCTTGATTTATTCAATCAAACTGCGAGTGCAGATCCTCAAAATGCGGCGTTTGATCGTTTACAAGAACTCAACACGCCACAAGGTCAAACAGACTTTATTACAAATAATCCATTTTTTGACCAACTGGCGGGAGAGGCACAGAACCGATTATTTTCGAATGCCGCCGCAAGAGGCAAGGTCGGATCGGGCGGGACTGCTGCGGCCTTACAAGAAAGGCTTTTTGGGATTGGAAGCGGGTTATTGAATCAGGAGCGCTCAAATCTAGCCCAATCTGCCGGATTGACCGGAGATTTACAAAGCAACAGACTTCAACAATTATTATCTGGGGCTGGGATTAATGCTGATATTAGTAGTAATAATATCAACAATCTCTTTAGAGCTGTGGGTACAGGGCAAAATGCTGCCGCTTTGCAGGGAAGTGATATCAGTGCGAGCAGTGATAATATCACTAATCTGATAACAGGCATAGGCGATTCAGCCGCAGCGGGTGGCATCGGTGCGGCGAATGCGTTTTCACAAGGTGGGGCAAATATCGCGGGGTTGCTTGCTGCTTTCTTTGGAGGGGGAGGCTAATGGCTGTTAGAGGGACAAACCCGTTAATCTTGTTACAAGGCAGAACGCCCAGTGCCCAGCCTGCGATCAATACCTTTTTTAATGCACGACAGTCCGGCAATCAAAACAGACTGTCAAAACTTCAATTTGCAGAAGAAAGCAAACAGTTTGGAATATCTACCTTAACAGATGCTGCGAGAGTCTTTGTACCACAGATAGAGTCGGGCGATTTTAAAGGTGCAACGAGGACCATACAACGCGCCAGACAAATTGCGGAAACATCTGGTGTTCCGGGATTAACGGATGATTTTGACGAAATGTTGAGAAATATTGGCCCAAATTCGGAATTGGTTTCACAACGCGGACGGCAAATCCTACAAGCCTTTCCAACACAACAGCAAGGCAAGAACTTTCAATTGACCCCCGCATTAAATGCACAGGATGAACAAGTGTTCATTCAGGGATCGAATATTCCGGGGGCAGGACCTTCTGTAGTGCCAGGATTTAAGCCAATATCGAAAGTCAATACCGCGTTAGACATTGCTGGAGGCAAGGCTGACATTGATTTATCAAAACAACGACAAGAAATACCCATTGAGGCGGAAAAACAAACAGCAATCACCGCGTCCAAGGGAGCCGCACAACGTAGTCAAAAAACGATTGAGGCTGGATTAGCGGCATCCAAAGGATTACCCATTCTGAACAGAGCATTAGAATTATTGAATGTTGTGCAGACGGGTGGATTTACCAATGAAATAAGGCTTAGGGTTAAGGTCGCATTTGGTATAGAAGGCGCTGATGAAGGTGAATTATCCGCAAACCTAGGAAAAGCCGTATTAAGTCAATTACGCACTACATTTGGCGCACAATTTACACAACAAGAAGGCGAGCGACTCGCTAGAATTGAAGCAGGATTCGGTAAATCTCCAGGGACCAATAGAAGGCTTTTGAATCAAGCCAAACAGATTGCGATAGATGCCGCTAGAAGAGCACAAAAACGTGCAATTGCACAAAAAGATTTTAGTACTGCACAAGAAATTGAAGAAATGATTAATTTCAAATTTGATATAGGGCCAAAAGATATTGGATCGATGACTGATGATGAGTTATTTACTTTCTGATGGCTACAGCACAAGAAAATTTACAGCGTTTCAGGGAGATTTCAAAGAGAAGATTGCAAGACCGTTTAGATCCTGATAAACGTGCTCGTTTTGATGAAGCCGTAGATAGAGGATTTATTTTTATTGATAGCGGACCTACCCGGCAATCGCAAGTCAGACGCGAGCCACAAATCAGACAAGATCCACAACAAAACATCCCACAACCTCCGCTACAAGACACCCCAGGAGAAACCCGCGCAGCTCAAGAGCTTCCAGAGTTATTCACGTCTGGTTTGTTAAATGGGGAAGATCCTGGCCAGGTTGCAAAGTTTGCCGCCGTTGCTGCACTCTCGTTTGATCCTAAAGATATTGCAAAAATAGCCACTGAAATGTTTCCCAATATCGGCGTTCAACAAGACGAAGGTGGGAACTTCCTATTAGCCAATAACAAGACAGGTGCCAGGGCTATTATTAATCGTCCGGGTATTTCAGGCACGGATGTGGCTCAGATTGCGGGATCTATTCCTGCATTTACGCCGGCAGGCATGGCGGCTGGTCTTGCGAAGAAAGCCACTACAAAAGCCTTAGCCGTGGGCGGGGCTTCTGGTTTAACCCAGGCAGGAATTGATATTGCACAACAAACCGCAGGTCGTGAAGAAGACGTTAGTATAAAAAACATCCGACCTTTAGATGTTGCCATTGCCACTGTGGGTGGGGCGGGCTTTGATGCGTTGTTTCGAGGATTAGGACGGTTTATTCCTGTATTTAGAGAATCGGTTAAGAAGAACAACGGACGTGTTACTGATGAAATCCGTAATACATTCAAGGAACATGCAGAGGAAGCAGGCATTAACCCCGATGACGTGGGAGATGATTTTATCAAGTCTTTCATGGATTCAGTCGATGAGGCAGTAAATCCTCAGAGTCAAGTGGGTGAAGCAGCGGCTTTGCAAGGGGAGAAAGAATTCGGCATCAAGCTTACACGTGGGCAGCGTTCAGGCGAGCAAAAACAACTGAAATTTGAAGACAGGGCAAGATCTGGAGATTTTGGAGAGAAGCCTCAAAATGTTATTTTAAAAGGCGAAGCCGAACAAGCAAAACAAGCCCAGGAAGCAGGAAAAAACATCCAAGCTGGATTTGGTGAGGTCATTGAAAGTCAACAGCAAGCCGGTGGAATTGTAAAACAAGGCATACAAAATGCCGAATTGTTGGCTGATGATGTCGTAAAGGAAGCCTTTGAAAATATTGGTGATGCCACGCTTAATGTGGACGGGGTTAAAAAATTAATGGTCTCGACAAAGAGAGCCATACAAGGGATAGAGTTTGATCCGTCGCTGGAGGGTACACAGAGGATTCTAGTGCAGATCACAAAGTTTCAAAATACGCTTAATAAGTTAAGCGGGCAATTAAAGCCATTTCATATTAAGCGTATCAATAACATGCGTAAACGCATGAGTAATGCTATCGGAACGGCTAAGGATTCAACTGACAGACGACAACTCATAAAGATGAAGGCCGGGTTTGATGAGTTTTTAG